GTCGAAGCGAACCCCTGCCCGCCCGAAAGCGTGCAGGCCGTCACCTTCGCCGAAACCATCGACCTGCCTGGCATGGGCGTGACCCCTGCCACCTTCACGAAGGTCTACGCGATGGGCTTCGGCGCCGTGCTGACCGCCTTCATGTTGGGCTACGTCCTCGGCATCGCGCTGGGGCTTATTCGCAAAGCGTAGTGGTTCCAGCCGGTAGCCCATGCAGTGGGCCTCCGGGTGCAACCCCGAATGTCTCGGGACACCGCTTCTCCAACTTCACTCGAAAGGAATCGTTATGAACAAGCTCAAGGCCCTGGCCGAACGCGGCTACACCAAGGCCGTCTTGGTGCCCGCAACCCTGATGGTCGCAGCCGCTTCGGCGTCCGCGCAGACCACCAGTTCGTGGGATCAGTTCTTCGACGCCGTGGACTTCTCTGGCGTCAGCGCCAAGGTGGTGGCCGGCGGCCTGCTGATCATCGGCATCGCCGTCGCCTTCAAGGGTCCCGACCTGGCCAAGCGTCTCGTGCGCAAGGCCTAAGGGGTCAGCGATGCTCTCAGGTGCGCTCGTGCTCGCGTTCTGGACAGGTGCGCTTGTGCTCGGCGCCCTGAGCGGCATCGCGTTCGTTCTCGGTGTGAGGGCGAACCAATGAATCCGCTTCATTGGCTCGCGCTTCCGCTAGCCGTCGCGGCAGCGGTGGTGGGTGCGCCGGCCCGCGCTGCAGGCGGCACAAACCAGGCCGTAGGCCAGGCCATCTGGAACGCGGCGACAAAGGGCAAGACCACGACGATTGCGCCCGGCGGCAAGATCACCACCATTGCACCTGCCGGTGGCGGCGGTACGCCCATCGGCCAGGTTGCGACCGCCGGCAACACCGCGAGCGGTGGCGTTGCCATCGCGGGCAGCGGCACGGCACCGGTGAACGGCAAGGGCGTGCCCGTCAGTGCGACCGGCAGTATCAGCAAGGATGCGCTCGCGACTGCTGCCGCTGCAAGCGTCTGTGCTGTGGCCTCCGCTGGTGCGTGCGTCGTTGCTGGTGTAGCCGTCGCTGCGCTGCCGCATGTGCTCAACTGGATCGACAGCGCTGGCGTCAGTCGCAATCCGCAGACGGGCGCTCTTGAGCAGACTGACACGAGCAATGCTGGGCAGTCCGACGGCTACAAGTACTACACCGGCAGCATTGCACCGCAAGACTCGAAGCTTGCCGCCTGCCAGGCGTATGCCGCTTATCTGAGCGCGAACAGTGGCGGCGAGACGTTCACCTTCACAGGTTACACCGACAGCGGGGGCACCTGGGGTTTTGGCACGTGCAGCTACAACCGCGCCGAGGGGGCCACGCTGGATTCAGGGCTTCTGCGGTCGGTCGCCTCGGCATGTCCCGCTGGCTACTACGTCACTCCGTTCGGCTGCTACAGCGCGAGCAACTTGCCGAAGATCGCCGTCACTGGCTCTCAGTTGATCGAGCTGTTGAAGTCGAAGGGTGGCCCGCCGAATCCTGGCGTTGTGCAGGAGGTCATCGATCAGGGTCAGTCGCTCCCTGCCGGCGAGCTAACTGTCACCGGTCCTTCGACTGTTCCCGGCCCTACCACGATCACCATCACAAACACCACGAATAGCGGCCCGGTGACCACAACGACCACGACGACGAACAACTACACCTACAACGGCAACAGCGTCACCAACACCGGCAGCAAGACCACGACCGAGACGAAGGACAGCGCCGGCAACACCACTTCGACGACAGAGGAGACGACGAGTCCCGGGGAGGAAGAAAAGCCCGAGGAGTCGCCCATTGACACGCCGCTCGGTGACGTGCCCAAGCTCTACGAACGCAAGTATCCCGATGGCATCGTGGGCATCTGGAACGACAAGCGGCAGCAGCTCAACCAGACCCAGCTATTTCAACTGCCGCAGCAGCTCATGCCGACTGGCATCGCTGGCGGTTCGTGTCCGACGTTCAAGATTCCGCTTGATTTCGTCGCCTTCGGTGACTACGGCGAGGCTGACGTTTCGCCCCCTTGCTGGATATACGACGTGATCAAGGTGATTGTGCTCATCGGCGCTGCGATCCTCGCTCGCGCGCTCATCTTCGGAGGCTGACATGGCTGCTGGCTTCACCATGCTGCTAGCCAAGCTGGCGGCCATCGTCGCGTGGTTCGGGAAGCTCGCCGTTGCTGTCTTTGTCGCCGGCTGGGACTTCATCCGCGACGCAGCTTGCTGGCCCTTCGAGCAGGTCATGGAAGTGGTTGTCAGCGCGGTCGGCGCCGTCGATCTGTCTTCCGTCACCGGCAACCTTCAGAGCTGGGGCGCATTGCCTGCCGAGATTCTGAACATCCTGGGCCTGCTCGGTGTTTCGCAGGCGGCGGCGATCATCGTCGCGGCTATCGCTATCCGTCTGGGGCTCCAGCTCATCCCCTTCACGAGGCTTGGCTCATGATCAACGGCATCGAAGGAATCCCGGGTGGTGGCAAGAGCTACGAAGCTACCCGCTATCACATCCTCGCCGCGCTGGAGGGCGGCCGCAAGGTCATCACTAACCTGCCCCTGGTGGTTGACGCCTTCGCCGCAATCAATCCCGAGTGGCGCGCCTTGATCGAAATTCGCACGGCCCCTCGGCCTGTGCGCGGCACGTGGGACGCTGAGCGCAAGAACGCATTCGAGCTGTTCGATGACGGGCACGCGGAACCGCTCGCCAAGGGCACGCGCATCTTCGGCCACGTGTGGGACTACTACGACGAGTGGCGCCATCCCGACACGGGCATCGGCGCTCTGTTCGTCATCGATGAGTGCCACGTGGCGATGCCGCGCAAGCTCCCCGGCACGCCCGCCGAGGTCGTGCAGTTCTACAAGCTGCACCGCCACTTCAATCAGGATGTGCTGCTGCTCACGCAGAGCTTTCGCGACCTGGCGGAAGAAATCGCCGGGCTTGTGCACTTCCTGCATCGCGTCAGGCAGGCGGATATCGTCGGGAAGCCTGGCTACATCAAGAAGGTGCACGCTGGATATCGGGGCGGCCTGGTCAGTACTCAGGAGCGCCAATACGATCCGCAGTACTTCGGCCTCTACAAGAGCCACACCCAGGGCAACGCCGTTTCCGGGCCCAGCGCGTCCGACGTCAAGTCTTCGCTTGTGGCGTGGCGCCGTGGGTCTTATGCGCTCTACGTCGCAATCGCTCTCGTGACGCTCTGGGCCTGGTGGCCATCAAGCAAGACCAAGGAGGCGAAGCTCGCCGACGGTCGGACCATCAAGGAGGTTGTGGTGCCAAAGGGCGCGGTCATCGGGCCGTGCGTCGATGGCGCTTATCTTCGCGATGGCGAGTGTGTCAAGGTCACTCGTGAGGTTAAAGCTGCTGAGTTGAAACCCGCCGTCGAGACCCGAGACGACATGCCTTCAGGTGACAGTAGCGTCGAGCCTCTGAAGGGTAAAAGGGTGCATCTGACCGGCACGATGCGTATGGGAAAGCGGACGCTGTACACCTTCTCCGTGAGTGATGGCGGTCGCCGCTTTGTGGATCTGACGAGTGATGAGCTCGAGGTCGCCGGCTACCGGTTTCAGGCGCTCGGGGCGTGTATGGGACGGCTCCAGTATCAAAAGACGTATTACCCGGTTACCTGTGACGCTCCCCAGCTCGCCGCTGGCACTGAAAAAGCGCCCGTCGTGGTCTCTGTGCCTGGCATGCAACCGAAGCCCTTAGAGCCCTTGAAAGGGCATCAGGCGGGGGCAGGTGCGGGCACCTGACTGCCTCAATTCGTTACCGGTACTGCGTCAGTAGGGCCGCTAGGTCACGTGCCACAGCGACAAGGCCGTAGCCGGCCATGCTGTAGACGATGCACGTGAATAGTCCTGACGCCGGCCGCCGGCTCCGCTGTTGCTGCATTCGTGGTGGCGGGGGCGTCTGCCTTTGCTCTTCACGGTCTCGGCGTGCGCGATCTTCCCAGTAGTAGTCCCGGTCTTGAATGCCCATGGTGCGCCCTAAGATACGTTAAGTTACAAGATTGTAGAGGAGAGAGGTTGTGAGGGTTGGTTATGCAAGGGTGAGTACGCTAGACCAGAATACGCGCTTGCAGCTTGATGCCCTGCGGCGTGCCGGCGTGCGGAAAGTGTTTCAGGACCAGGCGAGCGGGGTCGGGTCTAGGCCCCAGTTGCACCGCGCGCTGTCGTCGCTCGGGGCTGGGGATGAGTTCGTTGTGTGGAAGTTGGATCGCATTGGGCGTGGGCTTTTCGACCTTCTCGCGATCATCGATAAGGTCAAATTAGCTGGTGCGCACATCCGTAGCCTGACGGAGCCGATCGACACGGCGAGTCCGTATGGCCGTTTCACACTCCAGGTGCTTGGTGCCGTTGCAGAGCTGGAACGGAACATGATTCGGGAGCGTGTTCGCGCTGGGCAGCGGGCCGCTCTTGAGCGTGGCCAGGTGCTAGGCAGGCCGCGGGCCTTTGATGATGACGGAGAGCGGTTGGTGGCCGACATGTACCGTGCCGGCGTGGCGTCCGTCGATCAGTTGGCTGAGATTTTTGGTGTGAAGCGTGGGGCGGTACGAGGGCCGTTGTGCCGTGCCGGGCTACTGATGCCAGGCTATTCCGGGCGTGCGCGATAG